GATTAAACGCGGCGATTTGGTTGGCCAGGTCGGTCACCACCTGTTGCAGCTGAGTCACAGCGTCCTGAGCAGCCTGCAACTGTGCGGTCACATCGGCCACCTGCGCATCGTCGACTTGCTTTGCGGCCTCGGCCGCCGCCTGAGCGGCCTGGGCGTTAGCCACTGCGGTCTGGGCGTCGGCCAACTGGGACTGCAAGCTGGCAATGGTCGACTGGTCGCTTTGCTGGCCAGCCGCCAGGTTTTGTACGTCGGTCTGCAGGGTGGTAAGCAATGTCTGCAGGTCGTCAACTAATGCCATGAGTCCTCCTAGCTTGGTGTCTATCGAATCAAGTCTTTCGGAGAGGCTGGTTCGCTCTTCAAACCAATCGATGATTGGCTGAAGAAGATCCTGTATCTCGCCCATGGCTCCTCCAAAAGTCCTCTCGCCCTTTTCCCCGCGAACCGACCTTTTCAACAGGGTATGCAGGCTGAACGTCTGTCAAACAAAGCCAGCGTAAACGCTACTACCGAGTCGCATGGCGCAACAGATGATCGGCTCGGGCCAACGCAGCCATCGCCAACAGCTTGGCCATCGGGCGCATCCAGTTGGGCCGGTTGCCGATGTCGGGCAGCTCCCGACGCGGGTCGTACTCCTCCCCGATCTCCGGCGTGTAATTGGGGTTAGGCCAAGCCAATTCACCTTTGGGCGCCTTCTTCGGACCCGGGTATGTCTTGCCGGGATTCTTGGCCTCCCACTTGGCCGCGTTGGCGTCGTACTTCTGCCGGTCCAGATCCTCCTTGAACTTCAACCAGACGGTGGCCTGCACCTGCTTGGGGGTGAGGTGTTCGTGCGGCGCCCGGTCGGCGTTCAGCCGCCGAGTGGCCTCCTGCACGGCATGCCGATAGAGGTTGTAGCCGACCGGAATCTGCTGCCGGGTCACCGGATCGATCTCCGAACCGCCCAGCTCGGGTGGCGCCAGATAGCGTGTCTCCAACGTGCCACCGTGCGGCTGGGCCATGGCGCGGACCATGTGGGTGTCGATCACCGCATCCTGGTCGTCGAGGTTGGTGTAGTAGCCCTGGTCGTTGATCGGGGTGGCGTTGACGATGTTGTTGTAGAAGCTGTTGATCTTGGGCCCGCTCAGATGCTGCTGCCACTGATCGCGCGGCGCGTTGAAGATGGCCTTGGAGCGTTCCACGTTGCCGCCGATGGTCGGCAGCCCGGCGGATCCAATCGGCGTCTGCGGATTGAACTCGCCTGGCAAGCCGGTGGACTTGACTTTCTTCTTGCGGGCCTGTGCCACCGCGCGCGTCATCCGCGCCAGCTGGGTGTCGACGCCGGTGTGCGCCAGCCCGTTGAGCCACTCCTCGCGGATGTTCGGGTCGGCCATCTCCGGCATCACCTGGCCGTGGGCATCGGCGTAGCGCTCCATCTCCTCGGCGGTCTTGGGTTCGTGGCCGTTCTCGGCCATCCACTGCTGGTGCACCTTGGGGTGGATGTAGCTCTGCTGCCAGTCGTATTTGTTCTCGGGCCGGTAGTTGAGCAGAAAGTGCATCCCGTTCTGCAGGTTGTTGCCCCACTCCTCATGCGGGGACAGCCCGGCCATGATGCCAGCCGCTCGGGGGAAGTCGTGGATGGTCTTGTTGGACAGGTCTTTGGTGGCCTCGTGTGCGCCCCGATACCACCATCGGCCCTCGGTCTGCTGATCCGGCGTGGCATTGCGGTAGTGGTCCATCGTGTTGCCGATGAGGTGTTCCAAGTCGATCTTCTCGCGCACCTTGGTGCCCCGCGCCAGCACCACCAGGGCCTGGGCTATCGCCGAAACGAACAGTCTGCGGTCGGACCGGAAATGCCCCCACTCGGGCTCACCGACGTCCTCGCCGGTGTCGGGGTGATAGAACCGGCCCTCGCCGGGGCTGTACTTGACCTGGCGCCAGATCCGCTCGGCCTGGTCCTCGGGGCCGGTGTCTTGGGGAACACCCGACGCCCACCCGGGACCCTTCAGCTTGGTGACCCACCGGGGATTCTGGACGAACATCTCCCCGACGTCATCACTGAGGCCCTCGTCCCCCATGGTCATCCAGGGCCCGGGGTTGCGGCCGGGGAAGATGTTCACCGGCTTGGTCTCGACGGCGGTGCCCGCTGCCAGCACCTGGACGGCGTGGGCCATTGCAATAATCACCGCATGCCGGTCAACGGGAGAGCTGTCCATGTCATCGAATCCCACAGCACTCACGCCAAGATGGTCAGATGCCGTTCGTGCGGCTGGGTACCCGCCGTCTACAGGAAGCAGTCCAGCGGGCACATGCGTCCCACCTGCAGCACCGTTGCGAGAAGCCGCAGAGCCAACAAGAAACGGGACTTCGGACTCACCGCCTCGGAGAGAGACGCGTTTCTCGAAGGGAAGGCGTGCGAGATCTGCGGCAACACTGAGGACCTGGTGCCTGACCATTGCCACGTCACCAAGGTCATTCGTGGCGTTCTGTGCCAGCAGCATAACCGGGCCCTCGGTCTACTCGGGGACACCGTCGAGGGTGTTCGACGTGCCCTCGCCTACCTTGAGAAAGAAGTCCCGGGGGATCGCCCCGGGACCTCTTAGCTCTATTGTTCCGCATTGGAATTCGCAGAACGAATTGCTGGACTTATTGCTTCCGGAGAATTATGATGCCCCGGGGGTTCAATATGGCAAGTCCAACCAATTCGTCCATGACCCAGCCTTTATGGAACTGTTGGACGAGGTTATTCTCCTCGACGTCCAGGCTGTACATGACCGGAAATACTCCAAGAAATTCCGGATCCGGAGTCAGGTACGTGGTGCCGATCGGAATGATGATCGACTTGCCGATTTGGAATTCGCCGAATTGAACGATTCGCTCGCCCGCGACAACGCTGTCCTTAAAGGCCCAGCCCGTCGTGTTGATATCCCACCTATAAAAATCGCGATATTCTTTTGGATTCACCAGAAGGCGCGTCGAGTCGAGCATGCGCTGGTCGGTGAAGGTCACCGCGTTGTACAGGTCGTCGGGTGCCAGGATGTCCCCGGCCACCGAGATCTCATTGGGAAGGCTGCCGGTCACCGGCGTGGCTGAGGAGTCGACGAGCCGGTACTGTGCGGCGGCCGTCTCGACCAGGGATACCAACCGACCATCCTCCTGGCGCATAATCGCCTGCTTGGAAAAGTCTTGTTGGTATTCGACCAGATTTGCCCGAAGGAAGTACAGGTCCTCCTTGCGAATAATGGGGAACGTCGCAATTCGGAATAATTGAACCTCAACGCGCTTGCCCTCGAACGGCGTTATCCGGATTTCACCTTCCGCGCCATGGAGAACATATGCCTGGCCGAGCTGGTCAAGAATGTCGTATTGAATTGGTACGCCGGGTGTTAACGTATCTTCTAACAATACGTTGCGCAAAATACCCTGGTACCGCAATTGCAGCTGAATGGGGCCGATCATCGATTGGCCGAGCCGCAGCATGCCATTGTTGGCATCCCGCAGCATATGAGCCATCCGGACCTGCTTTTCGCGCATGGACAACTTGCGGCCGCCCAGACGCTGCTGCAACTGGCCCATCTGGACCACGAACTCGTCCGATGAGCGAGCGGAACCGAAACGCTCTAGGCCGGAGCCGTGAGCAACAAGAGCTGGAAGTCCCATGGTCTCCCTCCTTAGCTTCCGGTCCCCAGCGCCACGCTCGTCGCGAAGAACTGCCGACGACCGCTGATGAGGATCTTGGACGTGGACTCCACCGACACCAGACTGGCGATAGCGTTGGAGTTGTTGGCGCCGGTCGGCGTCAGCACACCCGGGGGCTGCGTGATGCCGGTGGGCAGTACCACCGAGCTGGTGGTGGCGGTCAGCAGCTGGATGCCACCGTGCTGCGGTGACGCCCAGGTGGCCTGTTGATCAAACGCCGGGGCCAGTACCTCGAACAGGCCCTGCTCGTTGATCTGCCACACGGTGAACTCGTTGCCACCAGTGGCCAACACCTCGTCGATACCCAGACTGGGTGCGACGAACAGGCTGGACAGACCG